GGAAACCCACCACACGTTAATCAACACTCAGTTCACAGCCAAATGGGACTGCTTTCCCGGCGACGTACTGAAGATACCTGCTTGGCCTATTGTGTCCATTGATTCAATCCAGTACACGGACGTTGACGGTGCTACCCAAACGCTGTCTTCGTCCTTGTATCGGACTGAGCTGGTTCAATGTCCAGCCACCATTCGTCCAGCAATCGACGAGGACTGGCCTGACACACTAGCCGATGCCATTGACGCTGTTACGGTTACATTCACTGCCGGTTACGGAACCGCTGCTACCGACGTTCCTTACATGTTTCGTTCGATGATTAAGTTGCTGGTCGCTCACTGGTTCAAGCATCGTGAAGCAATCGGGGCGTCTAACACTCCCATCAAGTTAGCATTTAATGCCCTTCGGGATCAGGTTAGGGTTAATGAGTGGCAGGAGTTCCTGAAGCAATGACAAACATAAACAGCGGCGACCTGCGACACAGATTGAAGATTGAAAAGAAGACAAGCAAGATTGGTCCACGTGGACAGTCACTAGACGAGTGGAACGAGATCGGTCGCTTGTGGGGAAAGATCACGCCTATGTGGGGTCGTGAGTTAGAGGTCGCAAGGCAGCGTCAGGAAAACGTTAGTGTAAAGATTATTACACGCAAGCAAGCCGCTCGTGACATGGACTCCAGCTATAGGCTGTGCCACCACGACGACATCTACCACATTGGGTTCGTTAGCGAATTCTCGGACGAACTGGACGACATCCACCTAGTGTGCAGTAAGACGAGGACATAATGCCATTCGGGTTTAAGATACCAGAGAAGGATGTCACCGGGCTGAAGGTTGCGTTGCAGGACTTTGATGAGAAGTTACAGCGGAAGTGGATCGTTGAATCAACTCGACACGCACACAGAAGGCACATCCTGCCGCAAGTGCGCCGTATCACCCCTGATGGCAGTGGAGAAAAATCAAGAGGTAGGAGCATATACCGTGCAGGGCTTCGAACCGCTGGTGGCCACAGGATGTCTGCTGGAGCTTACAGGGGCCGAAAGTCCACAGGTAAGTTGAGGAGGTCTTGGAAAATCTCCAACTTCAAGAAGCGAAAGAAAGGCTTCAACGGTAGCTCTGTTGCTAGATGGACAAAAGAAACCTTCTACGCAAAGTTTATCGAAACCGGACGCACACACAACAAGTTCCTTCCTATGCGAAAATGGAAGATGGTCCCAGAGGCCGAGAAGAAGCGTGAGTGGAGAGCAGGTAAGCACATCTGGAAGGGTGTTGCAGACCGCAGAGGCCCAATCGCTACCAACGCAGTTGTTCGTAGGCTTTGGTGGCACATAATCACCAACTACAGCAAGCGTAAGGGGAATCCATAGTGGATGTAACAGAGGCAATCATCGACCGAATCCGCAAGATGCCGAACCCCCCATGTCACGTTGGGGAGGTTGTTCCACAGGGCCTCTCTAGGTTTCCATATGTCTGGATGATGAAAAGTGGGGAAGAGTACTCGGACGACCTGTGCTACCCCCGGCACAAAGACATGATAACCTACGACATCGAGATTATAAGCGATGACATAGATGATGTCAGGCAGTTAACGGCAGACATCAAAGACTGGTTGATGGACACCGCAATGCACTCGCTGGAGTTCGTTAACGACTACGGCAACAAGCAAACAATTCACGGGATCATCGTGGAAGACCATGACGATTCCTACATTTCAAAAGTACCGGATAGCGATGAGAGAATTTTCATTGCTGCCATTGATGTAGAAGCAATCCTCGGACAAGAGATATAGGAGATTATAACCATGCCAACGTCCAAAGCATTAGGGATGACGGTTTACCTGAGCAACACATCGACAGGGACCAGTGCCTCTTTCACGACTGTGTGTGCAGTTAGTGTTGATGGTGGTGGTGTTGAGACATCCGCAGAGTCACAAGAGCCATGCCTTGACGACACCGTTATCTATGAGTACCCAGCAGATCCGAAGTACGCACAGCAAACCATTGAGTACAAGAAGATCGAAACCACGAACAACGACGACATCTCAGCTACTATGGAAGCTGCATGTCTCGCTGGTACGCTTTGCACCTACTCGCTGAAAGTGCCTCTGGCAACTCCTGTGTATGCAACACGAACCGCATACATCATCTCTCACACGGATATGTCGAAAGAGCGAAACCAAGACATGAAATCTTCGATTGTCTTCGCACCTCAATCGGCATGGACGTATTCAACAACCGCACCATCCACTACTTAATAACCTTGAAAGGGGCTATCAATGGATATTTTTGAAATTGGAACGGCATCACGCACCGCTGAAGTTGAGATCGACGCTCCCAGTGGTATTGTTACCTACACTTGTAAGTCGGTGAACCTGTCTGTGAAATCTAAGATCGAGGCAATCATCTCTAAACCAGAGAAGAAGACTCAGAAGGATTGCACTGAGGTACGCTGGGTTGCTTTGCGGCATGGGCTTATCAACCCAGATACAGGAGAGCAGTTATTCAACGGAAACGACCGTCAGCGTTTTGGCGATCTGGAGTCGTGGTTTGTTGAGCCTCTATTTGAAAAAATCCTTGAACTCTCAGGCGTCACTGGGCAAGACCGTGAGGACTTCGAGGGAAACTAAATGAAGACCCTCGTGAGAACATGCTATGGAAAGTAGCTATCCACGGGGGTCATTTGCATCCAGACTTCATTCGTGAGAAACTCACAGACAGGCAGTTGCATGAAATTGCTTGGTACTATGAGATGCACCCGTTTGGTCACGATATTGACCACATGATGTTGGCTAGGGTTATTTGCAGTATGGCTGGTGGACAACCAGAAGACTACATACCAAAACTGCAACAGCCACAAACACCAGAAGACATGGCGTCGTCAATGCCGGGAATGGGAGCATTCCTAGCAGAAAACGACATCTTTGTCGAAGAGGAAGACGAGTATGGCGACTATTAGATCACTGCGAATTATGATGTACGTTGACCACTCCAAGGTCAAGTCCGGTCTCAAAAAGACCGAGGACTTGGTTAGGAAGTCAGCGAGCAATATGGTTGCAGCAATCTCTTCGGTCTTGCTCAAGATCGGCCTAGCAAAAACGATTGGAAGCGTTCTGCGTAAAGGCGTCGAGCGTGCCATGAAGTTCCAGCGGTACAGGATTGAGCTTGGGGCGATGAGCGGTATCGGTGGCCAGTTAATGAAGGAGTTGAAGGATCTCGCAATGAGGTCTCCATTCCCAATTGATGAATGGGTTGGTGGTAGTAAACGCCTTCTGTCATCTGGTGTTGCCGGTGAACGTGTTACCGAGATCATGGAGATGCTTGGGAACATGGCTGCCGCCACAGGCTCTACAGTGAGAGACTTGGCACTTATTTTCGGGCAGGTGTTTGCAAAGGGTCGGCTTCAGGGCGAGGAAGTCTTGCAGTTCATGGAGCGTGGTATATCGCTCAACAAGGCACTACAGAAGACGCTCGGAAAGAGTGCTTCAGAGTTGCAGCAAATGCAGGAGAAGGGTCTCATTACGCCAGACATGATGACTGACGCTATGCGGTTCATGACATCGCCTGAAGGCATCTTCGGTGGAATGATGGATGCTGTCCTTAACACGGTCGAGGGTCAGCTCGTCGCACTGAAAAACATCATCGACGTTACAATGGCAGACTTCGGAACAATGTTGCTTCCGGTTCTTTCGGTTCTGCTTAAAGGGTTTGCTTCGCTTGCTAAGACGGGTAGCTTCATATCTGGCTACATGGAGGCGATAGCGTTCTGGGCAAACGCTTTCCTAGCTGTCATTGCACTGGTGGTTAACCTCGTAGGATTCCTGAGCGACTTGACATACGGGGTTGTTGGCTATGTTCTTGGTGCTGCGTTGGCATGGCTAACTGTTGCCGGTCTCGTAAAACTGGTCGTGTGGGGCGTCACCGCTCTTAATGCACTAACTGGAGCTTGGGCAATAGTTTCTGGTGTTTGCCTGAAGATTTGGGCTTGGATCACAGGCATGATAACAACGGCAACCGGAGGTCTTAACCTGCTGCTTGCGGCACTTACCGCACTCGTTGTGGTTGCTGGTGGTGGTTGGATTATCAAGTGGGGGATCGACAAGGCCGCAGAACAGTTCGACCGGATGATGGAGAAGTCTGGGGTGATTAAGGACAACATGAAGGCTGTGTCGCAGACGCAAGGAAAGGGTGCTTTGTTCCAGAGTCGTGAGGCATACAACATCATCTCGAAGAGTCGAGCAGACATCCAGCAGCGAATGCTAGACGAACTCAAACGCATCCGAATGGCTGAAGAGAAGGAAGAGTTCGACAGGGAGCAGGCAAGAAAGCGGGCACAGAAACCGGGCGTGTTCGGTCCAGCACAGCCCAACCGAAGACCGTCGCAAATCGTCCATCCAAGATTTGGCTAAAGGAAAACAATGGCAGTAACAAGCATAAAGCTACTACGAAAAAGCTCTGGTCAAAGCCACTACGATGGTTCGGACTTCACCGTGTATTACAAGGTCACCACGGACGACTTGCAGACCGGGGCACAGCAAATCCTTGCCAACTTCCCTGTGGGGATGCCATACGGGTGGTACGCTAATACTGAGTCCACAAAATACCTCAACAAACTAGCCCCCGGTATTGCCCCGCCCCACCATACTTGGCCTTGGCCAGACACTAAATGCGACGGCGGCAGTTGGGGTAATGCTAGGAGAGACCATAATTGGCTTGCGATACTGAAGAGTGCATCCATCGTTGGTCGTGAACTCAACGATAAGTCTAGTCTGGTTTGGATTGTTGCCTGTGAGTACGAGGACACCGGACGAACAGAAGGTCCAGAGTCACCACCTACAATCGTTCCCTACTATCAGTATGAAGACAAGGTTCAGATGTGGGGGACTTTCAGGGGTTGGTACAGGAGGGAGGTCAAGGAATCGACCGACACGGCAGAGTGCGAGAACCAGCCGGGTAGCTGGAAAGAGTACGAAGGTGGTGGGGCCTTAGAGACGAAGAAGACCACCGATTCAAGCAGCACAACCATCGTGCCGATCATCAATACGGCTGGATTCCCAGTGTCCGAACCGTTAGTCCAGAAGGTTGCAATACCAACCTACCGAATTAGTTGGTTCTCATTCACATCGCTGGACTTCAGTTGTGCTGTTGGGCGTGTGAACAGCAATGAATACAAGATGGAGTTCTGGGGGGCCAGCCTGCCTGCCCTAACTGCCGCAGATGATGTCGGCAGCGGGATACAGGCCCTTGGGTCGCCTGTAAAATCTTTCTGCAAGAAGTTCAAGAAGCGTGAGTTGCTTGTTAATGATGTTCAGGTAGACCCTGTTAAGTGGGGTGGCGTCAACTGCTTTAGGTACACTGTCGAGTTGGTGTTCGATCCACTTGGCCACGACAAATATGTACTAGATTCTGGTTACTCGTTCTTGTCCAGACCAAACAAGGACGAGAGCAGTTCTGGTGAGAAGCCAAGCTCGGAGGACGTTAACGGTTCAACAAGCGAGACCCAGACATCGGTCGGCACTGATGGGCTGACGGTCACGGAGGAACAGTTGATGGACGGCAAGGGCGGTAAGCTGATTAGCTATGACGCTAACGGCGAGCCGGTCGAAGAAAACTCTCCAGATAAGGCAGTTTGGCTTAGATACAGAATCCACGAAGAAGTGAAGTTCCCAGAAGACGAATTGTCTGCCGAGCAGCAATATCACACTTGGGACCGAAACAGTCTGTGTCCACTGAAGATGGACGGTGGGTGGCGTTTTGCTGAAGCTACATCAACTGATCCAGCTTGGAAGTGTGATAAAGAGGAAGAAACACCTTAATAATTGGAGTTATAGATATGGCAGATTTAGTTATAACACCGGCAGATGTTGAGGTGCAGCAAAACGCATCGTCAGTATTGTCGCAGTTTGGTGAGGCTGTTACGCCCGGTCAGGTTGTTTACAGATCCACCGCAGATAACAAGTACTACCTTGCCGACTGCGATGCCGCTGCAACAGCAAACATCGCTGGCATTGCAATTACATACGCCGGTGCTGACAGCTACGGCTATGTATTCACAGCCAACGGTAGGGATATTGATCTAGGCACAACAATGACATCCGGTGAAATCTACGTTGTTAGCGACACCGGTGGAAACATCATGCCCTACGCCGACCTCACGACAGGACAATACCTGACTATTCTAGGCTTCGCAAAATCAGCAAGTCTACTCACACTAGACATTAACAACACCGGGCTAACCAAGGCGTAAGATGGCTGACTTCAGGGTTGAGTTGGACAAGATGAGCCGTAAGCTGGTTCAACTACAGCGGCACACTGAGAGGCTGGAGAAGAAACTCCGGGCTAACGGTGGCGTCGCTGCGTACCAGTCGATGTTGGTCAAGGCTGAGGAAGACATCAAGCCTGATGAAACCGGCACGTGCGTTGCCATGTACCGACTAACCGAAGGCTCGTCCCCATACCTGAAACTCAAGCCAAGGAAGATCCTCAAGTTCAAGGTGTACAACCACCGTGACATCCCAATCAACGAAGGCGATGAGTTCCATATCGTCAGGGACAACTGGAACCACTACTACAAGATCAGCGACCGGGGACTAGCAACTGCTTTTTTCCTGACAGGCGACGGCGGGTTGCCTGCTGCGTCTGGACAGTTCAACCCACAGTCCGCAGAATGCGAGCGACACTGGTTCAACGAACCCGCTGGCGTCATCGAGCCGCTTGAAAACGTGGAGACCGGAAACAAGATTTTCGAGTCGGTCTATAACCACACAACCAACGCTGTAGCCGCAGACAAACTTATTCAGGCGAAGCGTATCGACGGTGCGTGGTTCATTGATGTGGAGCCTTGTTAGATGACTTTCAAGAATCATGGACCGGGTGGGTGTTGCTGTGCTATTGACTGCTGTGAAGGCTTGAGCAGGATAGCACGCAGGAATTTCGCCATCTCAAGCAAGGTGGTTAATCGCTTATCGACCCGGCACCCGCTACATCACAGGTCTTCTGACTCGGACTGGACGTTTGAAGACACTACAGAATCGGGTGAGTTACACACTTGGGACAGAGTGAAGTGCAGGGAGGGAGGCTCCAGCCGTTGCTGGGTTTACCCGCTGGCTTACGGGTTCAATTCGACCCGCCCGTTTTCATGGTCGCTTAATATGGGAGGGAGCCTTGAGTTTAGCCTGAAGGTCTCGGAGTCACCGGGTTGTTTTGGCGTTTTCATTGGCGGTTACGCATTCAATCAGGCATATTACCCGTTTTCGTACCAGTACGAAAGCAGTGCGGGCCAGTGCATGTACTTCGAATTCACCGACAGCGGACTTTTTGTCACGCCAGTTTCTAGGTTTGCTGGCGAGAACGGGAACGTTGAAAGGATCGCTCTCTCGCTAGAAACGTTCTGGCAAGGGCATGGGAACCGCCTGCCGAACCCATCGGGCGTTGTTCCTACGCAGTTTCAAGGGACTTGGCAATACACAGATAAACCTGACGGATGTGCCGGAACATCACACGACGCAAACGGTTCAAGGATACAGATCCCAAACTACAACAACTCAAATATCGCCAACATCAGGGTGGAGTTCAACGGCAGGCACAGGGACAACAAATACTGGGGGCAATGGTATGTTAACGATTACCACGTAGCAAATTTTGTTGAGCCAGAAAGAACGTATGTGGGAGCCGCCTCCTTGGGGTTCACGGCTGGCTGGACGATAGGTTCTGCCAGTGATGCTGCCGAGGCCCAGCAGGACTACCTCGACTCGCAGTACCCCGGCAAAACTTGGAGGTCGGTGCTTGGGAACAATTACGAAGGTCAGGGCTTTGTTACGCCATCGGATAATTGCGTGTATGAAGTTATTGATCCGAAATTCTGCTACAACGCAATGTCAAACAGGCTTGTAGAGGAAACCCACCCAAACCCTCCATACAATACATCGCTGTACGGACCATCAAAGTCTTCGAACTGCCCGGAGGGTCCAGATTTTGAGGCGTTCGGGGTTAACGTGACGGGTGGAGCGGACTATGTGGAGGAAGGCTATGATGGGCCTTGGAAAAAGTCGATATATGGCTACGGCAACCCCACATCAAGGCCAAACTTCAAGACGTTCTCAACAAACGCCAACGGAGGGAGCGGCACGCCAACATACTTCGACGACAACCTAGCCTCATCAAACAATGACGGGGTTTTTTCAAGAGGGAAGACATGGAGCATTACACCTAAAACCAGCAGCGGATACTCTAAGTCTTTTACTCTGGACGGAAATCCATACATAAGTTACCTATGGAGAGTTGTCGCACTTATAGACGGTTCGAAGGAAAGGGTCGAGGTATATGGGTATTTCGAATTCGACGGCGAACTTGTACCTGTAGGGACCATCGCCAATGGCGACTGGACAATGTATCTGGAGCGATCACTCCATGAGGTTAACGCACACGAAAACTACACTTTCGGCGAGAGCGGATCTCGGTTTGTATACCAACTTTCGGCACTAGCCAACAAGTCAGGTGGGGGGCAGGAGTATGACCTCGACTTCACACAAACACTTTATGACGAACTTTGGGGTTCCAGTTGGGAATTCTCAGTGTCAATAGACTAAACAGGAGCAATTAGAAATGGGACAAGTAAACGCAACAAGCATCACCTCAGGCACGATTGTCAACACCGACATCGCAGCAGGAGCAGGGCTATCAGCATCAAAGCTACAGCACCAACACGTGCTAATGGCTGACTGGGGATACGCCGACACAGATGGAACGGTCGCAATAGAGGACCACACAGTATTCATCGCATCGTCAGCCGGAGAGATCCGTGAGGTTAAGGTCTGGCTAGTTGACAGTGGAACTAACACTGACATCGACTTCGACCTAGAAGTTAACGGCTCCAGCATCCTCACTGGTGACATTAACGTTGTCCACGGAACTGGCGATCAAGTTGCCGTTTCCGGTACAATCTCAAGCGGTACACTAGCCGCAGGTGACTATGTAACCGCAGTAATAAAAACGGTGACCCAGAACACTGGAGCCACCGGACCAAGAATGCAAATTACACTCGACAGCACCTACGTCTAATCCAGTAGCGGCTTGTCGTTTTTTCTATTTGCCTGCCTGAGCGAGCGGATCTGGCCTTGGAGTTTCTTGACCGTCACTTCAAGGTCTTCCGTCTCTCGCCTCAACGCATAGAATTTCTTCTCCAACGCCTCGATCTTGGTGTTGTTTTCCTTCACGTGATGGAACACGAACCATATCCCCATCGTGCCAAACGAATCGAGGAACTTCTCTAGCTTGTCTGGAGCCACCATCAATTCGTCGATGATTGCGTTATAAACTTCTTCTTTTTTCATAGCTTCCCTTTCTCAAAACGCCAGTCTTTCAGTTCTATTTGTGTCGCTTCGCTGAAGTTGCAAAGGATGATGTGTTGACATTGCTGCCAAGTATAAGCAGAAACCTCCACACGTTCAACCTTGCCCTTCCAAACGAAATCACACGTATACAATCCCACCTTATCGTCTCCTGCCAATAACTGTCTTGTGCAATAACTCATGGCCACACGGCATTTGGGTGCAATCGACTGCATCCTGTGGGTGAAACGCTGCTTCGCCATTTTGAATCCTTTTCCGCATGACGTTGATCTTTCCTTGCGAACCCGGCGGCCATGACGTTGGCTCTGATGGAATGACAGGTTCGAAGCACGCATCATTGTTGAAAACGTCTAGCCACTTGTCAATCGTGTCGAGGGAGCCTTTCGGCATTCTTTTTTTGACAGCGGCAAAGTAGGCCGGGCATTCAGTGCTGCACCTGTTCGAGTGGTTGTACTTTAGGTTGTACTGAAGCACGCTCCTCTCCTCGCCGCAGTCACAACGCACAGGCGTATAGTATTTACCTTGCTGGGTCTTGTAAGTCTCACCGATCACCGTCCATTGTCCGTATCTGGTCCCAATCATATTAGTCTCTCCTGTTAGTTCTGTTGGATGGAATGAAAAGTATAACTGACTGCAAAGCCGTAAGCAACAGCCACGCACTTAATAAAATCAACAAATCCATATCAGTCTCCTAAATCTATAGCGTCGTACTCTGTGAAAACTGCAACCTTCGCACCGCACTTGACGATTGGTTTTCCGTCAATGGTTGATCTAACCTCGGCAACAACATTGCCATCCTTGTCAACAATACCGATCCTGCTTGAGCGGATGGTGACCTTGCCGCACTTGCTGGTAGCTACCCTAATCGCAGGATCAGGGTCCACCCACTTCCGCTTGTTGTTGCTTTGAATCACATTCTTGCAAACATTGATAACACTCACATCAGTCTCCTTTGGGGATTAAGTCTTTAGGTTTGAGCATACCCAGCGGTAAATAGAAGTCAACCAGTCTCTTGCACATCATTGGCCATGAACGATCAGGGTAATGCCAGTCGTGGGTTCTTGCAAAGTCTGCGTACAACTGTGCCATTGTTCGGTCTGGGTTGTGTTTGCGGTTAGCGTACACCTTCCCCATCCACTCCTTAATGGCCTTTTCGGTCGGGTCGAGCTTCTTGCGTTTACGCCATTGGGCAGGTTCCATCGAGATTAGTTTTCCTGTTGTCATCCTCACCGGACGCCGGTGATCCACCCGCTTCACCTCGTGGCCACACCAAGGACACACTAACTCACTGCCACGAATCCCGCTACACTGCGAGCAAACCTGCTGCTTGTCACGTTCGCCTTCCTGCACCTCCTCGTTTCGCAGAGCAGCGATGGAGGCGTTACTCATGTCCAAGTGCCACTGACGGTTTTCATTGAGGCTACCGAACCGCCACCAATTACCGCCATGATCAAGCACCTTCACAACATCCACATCAGGATGCTTACGAATAACACGACCACCAGCTTGAAGGTAGGATGTTATAGAGCCGAAGCTAGTGGCGAACACGCACGCCCGAAGGTAAGGCAGGTCGATTCCTTCACGCATCACGAAACGATTGCACAACACCTTGATCTCACCAGACTCATGGCGGGAAACGATTTCGCTGCGAACCTCTTCCGATGTCGGGACCAGTTCACCATCAAGCCAGCAATTCGCACCGTCGATATGAGCCGCAGTGATACCATTCTGATTCAACTGCTCACATATCCAGATCGAACCGGCAACGTCGGGACCAAACAGAATCGTTTTTTCTAGTTGGGGGTGGATGCGCCTGAGGTTATCAACCACGTCACCAAATATACGGTGGACGAACTCCTTACGTTTACTTTTACGGATACCACAACCGTCGCTTGATAGGTCGATCTTGCCAATGATCTTCTCGTCCAACTCAGGCATCGCAAAATGGACCGCAGGAACATGAGACCCACACTCACGAAGCTCACTATTAGTCCCAGCAATAACCAACTCATCAAACATGTGGCCAACGTTTACAGGGGTCGCCGTCCATCCTATCAGGACGCCGTCGTGCATGTCTATGAGGTCTTCAGTCTTGCCACGGCAATTGTTATGGACCTCGTCAACGTGGATGATACGGGCGTCTACAACGTCTCTGGAGCCGTGTTCAAGAATCGCAGCGATCTCGGTTTGCAGCATGCATATTTGCGTAGGCCAGATCGGAGCCTTGTCATGTCCGGCCGCACGCTTCCCGTAGCTAATACCAGCCTCGTCCAAGCCCTCGCATAACTGGCTAAAAAGCATACGCCGGTTGGTGTATAGGACCGACGACTTTTCGGCTTCGATCATCGTCCGGACCATACGACTCTTACCACCACCTGTCGGGCTAACAACGCATATACGTTTAGCACCGCTCTTAATCAACTCGACCACCTCACGCAAGCCACGCTCTTGATGAGGCCACAGACCTTCGTAGTCCAATTCAAGGTTCATTCGATTCTCCCTTTAGAATTTCTGCTTGCCTTTCAACAGACTGCATAACTTCTTCTAGCAGATCCCGACACCGATCAAAGTCATTCCAGTTTGTTTGATGCGAGAACTTCGCCAGCGTCTTGACCAGCTTGGACATATCACGATGTATGCTGTGTACTGCTAGGTGCTTCGGTTTCGGTCTCTTGTCCCCCACGTAGTGTCTCCTCAATGTCGATTTGTTTGTTTAAGTACCAGCGTGCCTTGTAAAGATCGTCGAGAATATCCTCACCATCCTTACGCCCCGCCCTAGCACAGTATTTAACGCAATTACCAAGCAGGAAGTTTAGATGCTGCGTTATCTGGATGACTTCCACGCCACCGAATTTGTAATGTGATGGGCTTGTCTTCTCGTTCATACATCGTTCCTCACAAGTTTACTGAGAGCCATCCAATGAATCGGCTCACCCACAAACAACGGCTCCATACGTCGGATGTAACCGCAGGACTCCCAAGCCTCTAAGGCCCGGTAAATGGTCCTGTGGTGGGCCTCGTCGCCGTAGCTATTACGCATCTCGTTCATTACATCGGTCGTACTAACGCCACGCCTTGAGGCCGAAACGACTGTTAGGACGTTTACCAACCTCTCAGCTAAACCGTTTCGCCTCCACCCATTATCAGCTTCACTCGCCATCACTATCTCCCTCGTACATCTTATCGAAACAGTCGCCACAAATCTTACTCATCAACAACTCACGCTCATTAACACTCAACTGCGGCATGGCGTTTTGGATATACTCGCCAGACTGCCAACGATCATACTGGTCAAGCGTGCAACTAACCGACTTGTAGCAATCACAGACTTGACACCGCACAACAAAATCAATCTTCTCATTCATCGTCTATCTCCTCAATTTCTTCTTGCGAAACTTGCCAGTATTGAAAAGCTTAGCGAAACAACGAAGGTCGCTCAATTGGTAGTATTTGCTATTCCACCCTCCAGAAGCAATCGGATCAATAAAGTCTTTGAAGTGCTGATGCCACATCCACATTGGTTTGCTTATCTGGCTT